AACTTTGTAATTCCTTCTCTATCAGCGTATCTTTGCCAGAAGCTATCGATTTCTTTTTGAATATTGTTAGCGTGTTGTTGATAGACACCATGCAGTTGATAAGCTACTCCCTTATCAGCTAGCTCTCTAGCCTTTTCTTCGACACGGTATCTTTCCTCCCAGTACTCATTAGTCAACATCTGCTATAACCTTCTTACTTTCGCTCATTTCAGCGTCTGAGTAGATTTTTTGCTTTTCTAGGCGTGCCTCAAGGTCGCCCATCGCCTCTTCTTCTTTTTCCATTCTTTGAATTTCTTTTTGCGGATCATCAACAATTGATAAAACTGATAACTTAGTTTCCTCAGAAACTTGTCCTGATAACTGCCCGACGATTTGAGCCTCTTCAAGAATGTTTCGTGGCACGTTTCTAGTGAACGAATAAGATAAGTCTGTCCATGCGTCCTCGTAAACGGTAGTTAATGGAACACTAAACACAATTTGATATAAACGGTTAAATGCGGATTGCATCTTTCTGTCTTTCATTCGAGCAAGATTGTCCATAGCCTGCAGCTTGAAAGCTAAAGCCGTACCAGACGAGTTACCGAACTCAGACTCAGACATATTGGCTACCATTGAGATAGCGAAAATAGACTCTTTCAATAAACTAATCAAATTCTCTTGCGTTGTATCTGAACTTGGTTTCTCAAGGAAAGCAACTTCTGGCAAAGCACCGTCGCCATTCTTCCATAGATTGAAAATTCTATTCTCTCTAATCTGACTAGCGTCTTCTTCCTGTAGCTCTACTCCTAGAACTTTCAAATAAGCGTCCGCAAAGTAGTCTACATCGTTCGCTTTTTCGCTTGCTGCTTTATTTAAAGCATTAATCAATGTTTTCACACTCTCGAAAATACATTGTCGCTCTTCATTTTCAATCAATTCAACTACTGGGATTGAGTTGTAAATGTGTTGAGTACGTTCACCAAACCTTACCGCCCCACCAGTTGTAAATGTAGCATCAATCAATTCATCGTTTGTGATAACCTGCCCGACTCCTGTTTGATTATTCTCATTAAACGTATATCTTACAGCGAATATAGGGCGCTCTTCAATACTGTTATCATGGACGATAAACATATTAATCGGACTATTGTATGTCGCTCTAGTTCGCTTATATTCATCTTGATACACATAAATAAAAGCATGACCAAACACGCTTGACATTTTCGCAAGCTCGAACTCTGAGTCTTCCATGTCGTTGATTTTACGAAAATCTGCGACAAACTCGTTTACGTTCTCGTCTTCATGTTTGATTTTAACTGGAACACCAATCTGATAACCTGTAAACGTATCGACAATGTACTTAGCGTAATTAAACACCAAGCGATTATCAGGTTTCCAGCTATCTTTTTTTGCCATTTTCAAAACTTCGTGCTGAGAGAGATACATATCCTCGCTCTCAATGTAGTTTTTAACTAACTTACTCATGTGTAACCTAACTGCCTCGGTAACTACTTCCTCAGTTATTACATCACTCGTTGTTGTTATAACTTTTCTTTTGTTAACAAATACCTTCGCCAATCTTAGAAACCTCCTTTGAACATTTTTAGCTTAGACTGACTGCCGTCGATACATTGAAGGCTGTATCGTAAAGCATCCATCAAGTGATTGTTTTTATCCTCTGGCTTATTCAACCAGTTGCCCTCTTTATCTTGTTGATAACAATAGCTGTAAAACTCATCCATGATGTGGGCACAAGATGGATGCACAAAAATAGAGTACCCTTGTAACTTGGATACTCCTGCCATGATGCTATCTTTGCCTTTACGGCTTTCTTGCAATCGTAAAATGTTATATTCTGTTTGCAATTCTTTAATCAACCTCGGTTCTGCACTATCTGCGATGATGTGTGACTTAGCATATCCTTTGTCTTGTATCATCTTAGCTACGTCTTTCGTTATTAAGCCAACTTGGTAAGCTTCATCGAATATATATATTTCTTTCTTTTGTTCATCAATCAAACTCGCACACAACGCTGTAGGGTCGTGTGTGAAACCAAAGTCAAGGCCAATTGCTAATTGGTACGCTTCGTCTTTCAACAATTCGTCTTTATCGAAATTCTTGACTTTGACGTTCTCATATATCAAACCTTCCGCAACGCCCCACTGGCCATCGCAAACGATTCTTGCACGCCTTGGGTTCGTCTTGTATAAGTCTTCATATCGTTGTATATCGACTTTATCTAACCACTCGTTGCATCTAAATGTAGTCGTGAGTGCTAACGTATCCGCTCTTTGTGTTTTTTCATCGAAGAATACACGTTTCAACCAGTGCCGTTCATTCCACGGGTTAAATGTTACGGTTATCTGTTTAAAAAAGTCTGGAGCATCTAACGTTCCACGAATAGACTCAACAACCGTACTAAATTTTTCTTCATTCTCTATCTGGTAAGCTTCCTCAAACCATGCCCAACAAAGGATACCTACATCCACCGTGATAGATGTAATTTTAAGTTCATCGTCTAACCCTCTAAACAGTATCTTTTGCCCCGTTGCTTTGACGGTTATTTCAGGTAACGACTCGTTAAATTTAAATAAATGAGCAACTTCCAATTTGTTAGCTGCCCATTTAAAATCTGTGTACGTGGATTGCTTATTCGTATTAGAGTACCTTCTGACTACTAGCAAGTTTGCCCATGGATATTTTAAGATACGGACGATAAAGTTTAATGCCGTTGTTTTTGATTTTTTAGATCCACGCGACCCTTTCACGACTCGATAGAAATTCTTAGAACGCCAAAAAGCGCCGTAGCCTTTCCCGACAACGTTAGGTAGGTCAATCTGCGATGTTATCTTCATTCATGAACACCACACTCCCTTGAACGTCGATTTCTTTACGGTCAAGGTATGCACCACTTACTTTCAAAATATGATCTATCGAACGTTGTCTATCTTCAATGTTCGGCGTGTATTCCCCTGATACGACTTCTTCCATTTCTTCACCGTTCGATTTCATTACTTTTCTTGAATATCTCTTTTGCGGTTCCCCACGAGCTATACTTGCAGAAATTGCTAGAGCTTCAGCAATACTCATTGAACGTTCATTAAATAGTTCTTCCGTACGTTTCTTGATGTATTCAGAAATTTCAGCTTTTTTCAATAATTTCTGCCCTATGCTATATGAAGTTTTTTCTGAATAACCTGCTTTAATTGCTGACTTAGTAGCGTTTTTACTGATGATGTACTCATCAGCGAAGTGCTTTTGTCTTTCGTTCATTTTCCATCACCTCTTTTCTTTTTCAAGTCTTCACGTCCTTTTTGCCCCTTTCTAGGTTAGTTTGTTGTTATGTTCTAACTCGTATAATTTCGCTGTTTCTCTAGCTGTAGCCCTAGCGAATGACTCTAATAATATTGTTGCTTTCCCTATTGGGATCTCCATGCGGTAACAACCAACCACTTTTACTAATTTATCTTTATCATTTACAGTTATTACGCCGGCTCTTTTGTTAAGCAACCATAAAAACTCACTTTCGTTTTCTACCTCGTTATATAACCACTCCGGCATTACTAAATAATTTTTATTTCCGTGAAACGATAGGCGGTTAAAACTGTATAGGTCTTCTTTGCTTATTTTTATCTCGTAGCAAGTTATCTCACCTTTTGAACCTATCGTCATATAGTCCACGTATTCCTCATGCGGTGTTATGTATTCTTTTGTGAAAGTCCCGCCGATTTTAACCTCTTTACAGCCGTAAGTCCCTAGTATGTTTGTATGTTTGAATAATAAATACTCAATATGTTTTGTTAGTTCTGTTTTCATTTCCTTTACCTCTTTTCTCTTTTATTCTTTTTCTAAACAATAAAAAAAACGCCTTGTTAGACGTCTTAGGATGAGCGCTAGGCTCTTAGTGTGTGTATCATTAGGCTAGTAGTAGTAAGCCTTAAATTGTATTTTATGGTTTCTCCTTTACGGATAATACTACATGAGGAATTGAACCTCACTAAAGGCACTAGAATTATTTACCTCGGTTTTTTCGCGGTGCTAGCTACACACCCTACTAACACCTATTAAATAACCCGTCATT